GTTTTGATGGCGTTGAGCAACACATCATCATTGACCGAGGCAACGGCGAATATACCTCAATGCCTAAGGCAGTATGGGATGAACTAGAAGCCGCCAAAGAAAACGGCACAATCTCGTAGGTAAGTGATAAGGTGCGTCTATGGATCTAGTACCTATGGACGTTATAGAGGCCAAACTGCGGGACCGTTATGAGACCCAAGGGTTCTCAATGGCGATGTTTCGCAACGACTGGAACCTGCTCGTAAGGGTAGGTGTCCACCCGCAGTTGGCTACGGTAGAAGATCTGCAGAGAATTATTATGGGAGTCAAGGCCTCCTCTACCAAGGGGACCTACGCTGCCCGTCTACGCAGTATCTTCAAGGCTTTGAACAAGATGAAGGTGATAGACAACAGGGTTATTGAGGACCTGCCTAATGTCCGTAAGGGCAGAGGGCTGCCTCATCCCATTACCCCATCTGAAGCCAAGATGCTTATGACTGAAGCCAGAGAGCCTATGCGTGACTGGTTCATAATAGGCTGCTGTGCAGGCCTACGGGCTATGGAAGTGGCTTATCTACGAGGAGTAGACCTAGAGAAGCAAGACGACGGATATGTCCTTAGAATCGCTGGTAAAGGCGGTACAGACCTATCTGTGCCTGTGGCTCAGATTGTCGCTGACACTATCCTGAAGTACAACACAAACCAAAGGCTATGGAATGTAACTCCTAACCGCCTGACTAAGAAGACCTCGCTAGAGATGAAGCGTCTAGGTATACCTAAGAAGACCTTCCACGCCTGTCGCCATTACTTTGCCACCAATATGCTTGAGAAATCTGGTGGAGATTTACTGGCAGTACGAGATTTGATGCGCCACTCAAGTGTGGCTACAACCCAAGTTTATACGCAACTAGCCTCTGGCAGAACTAGAACGCTGGTAAATCTTATCGAATAAAGGAGCAGTACGTGGCCCCATACGGCAGTGACATAACAGATCCGATACCGTACCCACTGTCTAACCCGCAGAGCGCTAACCAATATAACTCAACCAATGAGGCGTATGACGTAGCAATCAACGGGCAACCCTACTTCTTGATGTCATCTGATGATTCACCGTATCGTCGCGTTACTGCTCAGTATCGTAAGCAACAGTATGACCAAACTCGTGAGGCTGGTGAACAGTCACTCACTGGCTGGTGGTTTAGAAGCCAGTCATCATTCCACCTTGGACAAGGCATTAAGTTCTTTGAGCCTGCTCAAGATGAATCGCTACGCTTCCAATACACAGAGTCCAAAGGTGTTAATGTCTGGAACAAGGGCCAAGTAACTCTTATTAACGATGTAGACCAAGGTCATAACACTACCTCTGCAATCAATGCCAATGGCAGACCAGACCAACATCTGCGATCTATCAAGTGGACCAAGAGTGGTAATACTTATGATGGTTGCCTACTCCTTGACGGTTTTGATATCAATAAGGTTTATCCAACCATAACGGCATCCGTTACTAATAAGGCTCTAACCTCTAACGTAGCAACGCTGACAACTGCTGCTGCTCACGGCTTTGCCGTAGGTATGACCGCTGAGATATCTGGCGTAGATGCTACTTTCAATGGTTCCTATACCATCACTGCAGTTACCAGTACCACTTTCTCCTATGCTAAGACTGCAACAGATGTAGTCTCAACTCCTGTTAGCCCTGCTGGTAGCGTCTATAGCAATGACACTCACTTCCAAGACTATGCAACCGTAGGTGCCTATAAGGTCTATGGACTTTGCGATGATGGAGTCTACGCCTATTGGCTTGCTTTGATTGATGACTCTGGTACTGACAAGACTGCTATGTACAAGAAGTTACTCAATGATGATGCAACAGTATCTCCTACAGAAATGTTCAAGACCACAGCCATCTTGGTCAACAACGCTGTTTTAGAGTTCACTAAAGAACGTATCGTTGCTTGTATCAATAACAAAGTATTTGAAATCTCAACAACAGCAACTGCCCTACCTACTGCTGTCTATACCCATCCAGTAGACAACTTTGTATATGCCAGCGTTACATCATCTGGCGCTGCTATCTATTGTGCTGGTTACTCAGGTAGCCAGTCCAATATCCAGAAGTTCACACTGACTACCGCAGGTGCTATGCCTACCCTGACCAGCGCTATCACAGCCGCTGAGATGCCTTCTGGTGAACTTATCTACAAGATTTATTACTATCTTGGTTATATGATGATTGGCACATCTAAAGGTCTTCGAGTAGCGGCGGTATCTGATGATGGATCTCTAGCCTACGGACCACTGGTCTTTGAATCAGAGCAACCAGTCTATGACTTTGCTGCCCGTGACAAGTATGTCTGGTGTGCTACTAACGTAGATGGTTCACCTGGTACTACTCGTATTGACCTTGGCACACAGATTGCTCCGCTGGTATTTCCTTACGCTTGGGATACCTACTACTATCCAGAGACCGTAGGTAGCAGAGTTACTGGTCGCTATACAACAGCCTGTGCTTTTGTCAATGGCACTAACCGACTTGCATTTACCACTAATCACAGTACAACAGATGGCTATGTCTACATTGAAACTGATGAAGACAATGACGGAAGGCTCGTATTTGAAGGCTATCTACAAACAGGTTTCGTCAGGTACAACACGCTTGAAGGAAAGATATTCAAGCTAATGACACCACGCATTGATACTGCCAATGGTGGCTTTGTTATCAAATCTATAGCAGCAGATGACACTGAGTATCCGATTGTCTCTGTTGCTCAACAGGGCATAGTTCAAGAAGTCGGCATCCCTTATCCGACAGGAGCACAGGAGTATCTAGGTTTCTCCTTTACCTTGAATCGCTCCACTACTGATACAAGTAAGGGACCGCTATTTACTGGATACCAACTCAAGAGCTTGCCAGCAGTACCGCGCCAGCGCTTGATTCAGTATCCGCTATTCTGCTTTGACCACGAGAGCGATAAGTTCGGTGTGGAAGTAGGCTATGAAGGTTCTGCTTGGGACCGTATGCAACAACTCGAAGCAGTAGAAAACGCAGGCGATACCATCCGAATAGAGGACTTCCGTACAGGAGAATCCTTTATTGGCCTGATAGAAGAGATGGACTTTATCAACCGTACACCGCAGGATAAGAGATTCACTGGCTTTGGTGGAACTCTTGTAGTGACAATCAGGAGTGTCTAATGACAATCGCAGACTGGGCAATGCTTATTGCCACCATACTTGGTATCACATCAACCCTATTTATGGGACTTCGTTGGATAGTCAAGTCATTTCTTATGGAACTCAAGCCCAATGGCGGCTCTAGTATCAAGGACACAGTAGCTCGACTAGAGCAACGCGTCGATGAGATTTACAAGATTCTGGCAGAAAGAGGATGACAAGTGAAACCTGTTGCAAAACGTGCAACACCTGCTGCTATTGCCGTTCTTCGTCAGGCAACTGCGCTTGTACCCAAGCGGAGCAAGGTATCGGATGGACTACTACCAAGCAAGGCTCACATCAAGGCAAGCCCTAACTCTGATCACAATACTGGGCTGGCGGTAGACCTGACTCACGACCCAGAGAATGGGATTGATTGTGCTGCGATATTTGAAAAACTCAAGGAAGATGAGAGGGTTTCTTACCTTATCTTCAATAAGAAAATTTGGTCACGCCAGTATGCTAAGTCTGGCAATCGTCCTTATACTGGTAGCAACCCTCACACTAAGCACCTTCATATTTCTATCAACCCTGACCTGGCTAATGATACTAGCCCTTGGTTCTGGTGGATGAGTCAACCAAAGCCAGAATCAAGTATGTCAAACAGCGTGTAATCGCTGCAGTCAATAATGCCCTACACGAACTAGATCCTAACCATACTGCAGGCGGAGCTCTACCTGCTGCCTTCTATTCTCATATACAGACAGACTGGACTTGGACTACTATCTCAGAAGGACCTGCTGCAATCTATGTGGGTGGCTTCAATCGTAATAACTCATCTATCTATAAGATTACTTTAGATTTAGCCAATGCAAACTCTCTTGGCTTTCCAGAATTAAACATCCCTTCGGTATGTATTGACCTACCTGAAGGTGAAATCATCAATACCTTTGATACCTACCTTGGCACCTATGCGGTGTTATGCACCAATAAAGGTACGCGAGTAGGCGTTCTAGATGCTGAAGGCAATGTCTCTTATGGCCCACTGCTCTTTGAGGCAGAGTGTACAGATGTGGTATTCAGGGATAAGTTCGCCTATGTAGCCACTGTAAACGATGGCGAGACAGGCTTAGTCCGTATTGATTTAAGCCAGCCAGTGATACCTTCTAGCCTCGTATTTGCCTATGCCTATGATGTTGTGGCAAGCGGTCAGACTGTCACCAGCAACTCTACTGCCTTCCTTGGAGCTACAGATAGGGTCGCATTTACCGTTCCAGCCGTAGGCGTATTCGTTGAGTCAAGTCTATCCAAGGTAGCCTCTGGCTATCTGCAGACAGGATTCATTCGCTATAACACCTTGGAAGATAAGATATACAAACTGCTCTCAGCTCGTATTGACACCACAGATGGTGGCCTACAGATTTCATCTGTTGCCTCCAATGATACTGAGTTCAACATTGGTTCATTCTCACAACAGTCAACCGTATCTGAGATAGGTGTTCCCTATCCAGTAGGACCGCAAGAGTATCTAGGCTTCAAGTTTACCTTGTCAAGATCTACAACTGATGTATCCAAAGGACCACTATTTACTGGCTATCAGTTGAAGTCGCTACCAGCAACGCCTAGGTCACGACTAATCCAATATCCTTTGATGTGCTTTGACCACGAGACAGATAAGTTCGGTGTGGAAATAGGCTATGAGAACTCTGCCTTCGAGCGTATGAGCGAGCTAGAGACTACCGAAAATGCAGGCGATACAATATCAGTGCAAGATTTTAGAACAGGTGAGTCCTATATTGGAATCATAGAAGAGATGGACTTTATCAACCGCACACCTACCGACAAGAGATTCTCTGGCTATGGAGGATTACTCTTGGTCACTGTCAGAAGTTTATAGGAGAGATGATGACACCTACTGAATGGGCTGGATTAGCCGTAGCAGTATTCACCCTGATTGCTGGGTTTGCTGGCGCTGTACGCTGGATGGTAAAACATTATCTCTATGAGCTTCGCCCTAATGGTGGCTCAAGCCTGAAGGATAAGGTAGATTCTTTAGAGAAGCAGATAGATTTACTCACCGAGTTTGTAAAAGAAGCGCTGAGGAAGTAATGCCAGAGTTAAATGCAAATATCCCTCCGATAGATTGCTTTGTACGTGGTAACTTCCTGCGTAACCAGAAGGATAGTCACGACTTGTACTTTCCTTGTGTGATATTTGGAGTTAGTTCTGTACAGAACAGAAGCCCACTCTTTCATTTTATGATGGAAGATGGTGGTTTATGGTGGCGTATGCCCATCAATGCTTTCTGTAATAAGCCAGGCGTGCCAGAGGTAGACTTACATAATCTAGTGCTTTGGAATTCTTTTAGCCCATACATAACAGCCACCAAGTTTGCTAACCTGACTAATCTAAGTTT